CTACTGCTGGAATAACTTTAAATAGTTCTACTGGTGAAATTGATTTGGATGCTTCAACAGTTGGCACTTATTCAATTACTTATACTACTACAGGAGTTTGTCCAGATAACCAAAGTACAAACATTACAATTAACGCTGCTGACAATGCTGCTTTTGCTTATTCTGCGAGTAGTTACGAACCAACAGATTCAGACCCAACACCAACTATCACAGGTTTAACAGGTGGAACGTTTAGCGGAACAACTGGTTTAGTAATTAACTCTACTACTGGTGAAATAGATTTAAGTGCTTCTACTGTTGCAAGTCATACTATTACTTATGATACTACGTCAAGTGGTTCAAGTGTTTGTCCAAATACATCTACTCAAACAGTAGATATTGCTTTGGCTGGCATTGCTAATAATTATAGTATGAGCTTTGATGGTTCAAATGATACTATACAAGCAATAGGTTCAATAATTACAGGTAACAATTCAAGAAGTGTTTCTTTATGGTATAAAACATCATCAAGCTCTGCTCAAATTCCTTTTTCGATTGGTAACCCTGATGACACTACAAGTAATTCACAATTTGCTTATTGTTTAAATAGAGAAGATAATTCTGAAAAAGCAGCTATTTTTGGCAAAGGAAATGATACAAGCGCATTTGCTGTTCCCAATACATCTGATGGTAATTGGCATCATTTAGTAGTTACTTATAACCAAAGTGCTTTAAAAGTTTATATTGATGGAAATTTAGAAGCTGAACCAAGTTTACCTTCTGCAAATTATACAACATCAAGTGGGTTAACTATTGGTAGCTGGTCTGATAACAATAGATATTTCAATGGCTCTATTGACGAAGTAGGAATCTGGAACACAGCTCTAACATCTACACAAGTATCGGAGATATACAACGCAACAGGAACTAATTTAACTAAAGACTTAACCACAGTATCAGGTTCAAACCTAATATACTGGAATAGAATGGGAGATTAATTATGAGTACACAGTTTACAAATAGACAATGGCGTTTGCCTAACAATGAGAATAAAGACAAGCAAAGTAACTATTCTATGTCTTTCACTTCAACTTCTGATTATATAGATGTTGGGCAGCCAAGTGAATTAGGTTATGGAACAGCAACAACTGCCTTTACTATTTCTGTATGGGCAAAAACAGGTGATTGGAATAATAAATATCTTTTTAGTAATAGAGGTAGTGGAACTGGTACTAATGATTCTGGATTTGCTTTTTCTACAACTGCTGCATATTCTGATTATAATGGTCTTTTATTAAGAGTTGGTAATAATACTAATATAGCTGCTGCTTTTGACTACAATGAATTACAAACAAATACTTGGACTCATTTTGTAATTGTTTATAATGGTTCTGGTTCTGCAAATTCAGATAAAGTTAAAATTTATAAAGACAGCACATCTTTATCTTTAACTTTTAATCTTGGAAATATACCTTCTACAATAACTTCAACTCTTGATTTTGCTATAGGTGCATATACTTGGCAGACAGGTAGACAAGGAGCTTGGGATGGCCAAATAGACGCAGTATCCATTTTTAACTACGCTCTTTCAGATGGAACAGGTGGCACAGTTAACCAGATTGCTGCTCTTTATGGTTCAAGCTCTACAGGTATAGGTAATCCAATGGCTATTAGTGGCGGTGGAAAACCTGTTGCTTACTATCCTTTAGGTGACCAAGATGCGTTCAACGGAGCAGATTATTTAACACCCAACGCTTCTCTGAAAGACTTTGTTTTTGATTTTATACCTAATGATTATATAGATTGTGGTAATGATAGTAGTTTAAACATTTCAGGAGATTTAACTATTTCAGCTTGGGTTAAAATAAACAATTATGATAGTTACAACGCTGTTATTAGTAAAATAGATTCAAGTACAAGAAATTACGAAATATTAATACGACCTTCAATTCCAACTGGAGGTATTAGTTTTTATGTAGCTAATAGTTCTTTTATTACAAGCACAGGAACTATCCCTTTAAATACTTGGACACATATAATAGTTACTGTTGAAAGTGGTGTCACAAACGGTGCGAAAATTTATATTAATGGAAGTCAAGATGCTACTACAGGAACGCTAACTATTAATTCAAATACAGCTAATTTAAATATCGGTAGAAGAACAACTGGCTCTTTTTATATAGATGGCAAAATTTCAAACACTCAAATATTCAACACAGCACTACCAGCAACAGGTTCTAACTCAGTAGAAACTCTTTACAACAATGGTTCTCCACTTACTTCAATGTCAGGATTTACTTCTTTGCAAGGTTGGTGGAAATTAGATGCTTCTGCTACTTATGATTCATCAACTACAACTTGGACTATCGCTGACTCAAGTTCTAATTCTAACGATGGCACAAGCTCAGGAATGACACAAGCGAATTTAGTACAAAGTGATTTAAGTTTTACAAGTGGTTACTCTCCTTATGCTTTAGATTTTGATGGTGTTAATGATTATATAAATTGTGGAAGTCCAAGCTCTTTAGATTTTGAAAGAACAGATGCCTTTAGTATTTCAGCTTGGGTTAAAAGAGTTGGTTCAGGTTCTTATCAGTCTATAATTTACAAAGCAAATAATAACAGCCCTTATAATGGTTACGCTTTTTATATATTTAATAACAAAGTTGCATTTAATATGTCAATAGATTATACTTCAAATAATCTTTTCTATAAAGTTTGTACTTCTGTATTAAATACTGACTGGAATCACGTATTAATAACTTACAACGGAAATTCTAATGTGTCTGGAGTAAATATTTATATAAATGGTAGTTTACAAACTGTTACTACAGCAGGAACTTCATCTGATTTAACAGGTACATTATCAAATTCAATCCCTTTTAATATAGGTGCAAGAAATAATACTGACGTTTTTCTTAATGGCTCTCTTTCAAATGTATCAATCTGGAACGCAGCTTTAACAGCTTCACAAGTAACAGAAATTTATAATGAGGGTGTTCCTTCAAATCTAAACAACCATAGTGCCTATTCAAACTTAGTAAGCTGGTGGCAGTTGGGTAGCAACACGTCTTGGGTAGACCCTTACTGGATAGCTTTAGACGAAAAGGGAACTAACAACGGAGAAAGCCAAAATGTAGCAGCTCCTAACAATATGGGTGAAAATGCTATCGTAGATGGTGTTGGTAGTTATGCCAATGGTTTAAGTGATGGAATGGGTGGCGATGAAGTTATAGGAGATGCGCCTTACAGCAGTAGCAATTCGCTTAGTGTCAATATGGATGTAGAAGATAGAACAACAGACACACCAAGTTAAATAATATTAAATAAATAAAAATGAATAATAGAACATACATAATTTGTGATTTATCAGACAGCAACCTTGTGTTATTTTCACAAGTAAACCAAAGCTCTGCTCAATCTGTAAGAAGGAATTTAGCTAATACTGAAATGGTTTTAAGTTACCAAGTTGAACCAAGTTTCATAACTGATGGAACTTTAACACCTTTAGGAGTATACACTCACGAAGAAATTTTAGTAATTTTAGCTGGTAGCGATTGGAGTGAACCAATGCCAGAATGAATTGTTTAAAAAGTATAAAGATGGATGACCACAGTATATTAATGGCTGTAACTGCTTTAATGTCCGCAATAGGATTGAAGGAGATTTGGAGTATATGGAAAAAGAAAATAGACATAACTGCTCAGAAAGATGAAAGGGAAGACAGTTTATATGCGCAACAAGTTGCTGTTCTTAGTAATAAGATACAACAGCTTGAAACAAAGATTGAATTATTAATTGAGGAAAATATACAGTTAAGAGTTAAAGTTGTGAAGATGGAAGCACGTTTAATTAATAGTGCTAAGAAAAAAGTAAACAAAAGAAAAGATGAGAAAAGTTAACAAAATTGTAATACATTGTACTGCTACCAAAGAAGGGCAGAACGTTAGTCCAGCTACTATAAAGAAGTGGCATTTAAACAGGGGTTTTTCAGATATTGGCTACCATTACATAATTGGTACAGAAGGGAAAATTAATTCAGGTAGAGCAGTTTCTAAAATTGGTGCGCACGTTAAGAATGGTAATAGCGACAGCATTGGCATTGCATATACAGGAGGACTTGACGTAAATGGTAAAGCAAAAGACACAAGAACAGAAGCTCAAAAAGCATCATTAATTAAAATACTTAAAGTTTTAAAAAACATTTATCCACAAGCAAGCATTCACGGACATAGAGACTACTCACCTGACAAAGATGGCGATGGTGTAGAGGAACACGAATTTATGAAGCAATGCCCTTGTTTCTCAGCTGAGGAAGAGTATTTAGATTTACAACCAAAATCATTCAAACCAAAAACAAAAAAAGCAAAAGAAAAACTAAATGGAAAAAAATCAAACTAATTTAGAGGACTTAATTAAAAGAATGGAAAACGTTCCAGTTCCAGAAAGAACCTGTAACATTGAGGATGAAAGTTGCGAAAGCTGTTCGGGGTGAAGAAACTACAAGACACTAAAATAGGGCAAATACTAAAAGAAAAAGCACCACAAGTTTTTGAGGTAGCAAAAAACCTTTTACCAGATAAAGGCTTGTTAGGAGTTGTTAAAAATTTAGTTAGTCAATCTAATATATCAAAAGAAGATAAAGAACAAATACATAAGCAGCTTATAGAGTTTTACGAGTTAGAGGTACAAGACAGAGACAGCGCAAGGGATAGAGAGGTCAAAATGGCTGAGTCTGGTGCTAATGACTGGATGATGAACGTTACAGGGGTTATTGGTTTAGCTTGTTTTGTTTTTATAATTTATGCAGTAGTGTATATTCCACAAGTTTTAGACAATGAATTGTTTATACATTTAATGGGTATGGTAGAAGGCGTTGTCATTGGAAACATCTTTGCTTTCTACTACGGAACAAGCTCTAAAAAGTAATTAATAAAATTTTTTTATATATTTAACAAAAAACTGTTAAATGAAATCACATAATAAAAGGTGGCGAGAAAAGGGTGCTAACCCAAGATACCGTTTAAATACAGACGAAGCTCAGATTATAAACGATTACAGAAGGTTAAAGCAAGAAGCACAAGCAGAAGGTTTAAATCCTAATGACATTCACAGTGGTTGGATTAAAAACAAAAAAGCCAGTTTATACTTTAAGAATCCTAATTTTAAGAAAAACGATTTAAAGCAGTTTAAGCAACAGTTACTAAACGACTTAAAAGAATACTCACCAAACTTTGAAAAGGTTGTTAAACCTAAAGTAAACGACGGTCATTGCCTTTTAATATCACCAGCAGATATACATATTGGTAAATTATGTAAATCTTTTGTTAGTGGTGAAGAGTATAATAAGCAGATAGCAGTTCAAAGAACGCTTGAAGCTGTTGATGGTATATTACAAAAAAGCAACGGTTTTAACATAGATAAATTAGTTCTTGTTATTGGTAATGATGTTCTCCATATAGATTCGCCAAGTGGCGGAAAAACCACAAAAGGAACGGTTCAAGATACAGATGGAATGTTCTTCGAACATTTTCATATTGGAAAAAGATTATATATAAATATTATTGAAACATTAGTAAGTTTTTATCCAGATTTGCACGTTGTGTACAATAGCAGTAATCACGATTACTTAACAGGATTTTGTTTAGCTGATACAATAGCAACATATTTTAGAAACAGCAAGAACATAACATTTGATATTAGTTTACAACATAGAAAGTATTATACATATTACAATAACTTAATCGGTTCTACACACGGAGATGGCGCTAAGTGGGATTTATTGCCTTTGTTAATGGCTGATGAATGTAAAGAATGGAGTGAAACAAAATACAGATATATGTTCGCGCACCACGTTCACCACAAAGTAAGTAAAGACTTAATTGGTTGCAGTTTAGAAAGTTTACGGAGTCCATCACCAGCAGATAGTTGGCATCATAAAATGGGTTACACTTCGTCTAATAACCAAGCAATTGAGGGTTTTATCTTCTCTAAATACAATGGCCAAGTAGCCAGAATTACACATTTATTTTAGAATTAACATTTTATTGTTAATAAAGTTTTTAGTGTGTTTTGTAATTTGTATTATATTTATATATATATTTACAAACATAAACTTAAACAAATGGATATATTTAATAAAACGCAAATCTTTAACGACTTAGAAGAACTAAGTCAATTAGCAAGTAAAATAGATAAACAAAACGAAGAATTAATTAACTATATAAATAAATAATTATGAGCAGAGAAATTTCATACACAACAAGAACTTTTTATGTACCAGCAAATAAAATTGACACGCTGGTAGAATTTCAAGGCAAATGCAAAGAGAACGGACACAGGTCTTATTCTGAGGTGTTACTTAGTTTAATGGAGCAATACAACAATCAATGATACATTATCCGCACCCTCACAACGAACAGCACCATAACGATAACATATCTCATTGGTGGGCTTATGAAACTAACAAGTATTTACAAGATAGATTAAGAAACTTAGTTGTAAGAGCTAACTGGAACAAAAGAATTATTTGTCAAATAAGACTATCAAGCAATGACTTAGAAATACATAGACACAGGTTTGAAGGTTACATTTCACAATTAGACAACATTGCAAAACAATTAAAAACTATTGCGGTGCAATACAATGAACAAAGAATAAATAAATTAAAAACTATATTTACAAAAATTAAAAACTATGAAAATTAAAGAAATAGCACAGAAATATAATTTGTCAAAAGATGACTTTTGGGAGTTAAAAAGAGGTACACGCTCAATGTGGATTATTACTCACGATGCTTGTGAAAAGATAGCAGCTCAAGAAAACATACAGTTCGGCGCACCTACAATATATAGAGACAGCAACCAAGATGTTGCAATTGTTGGAGATGCTAAAAGAGGTAATAAGATTATCTGGTCAACTGGTGAAGCTGGTCCTAAGAACTGCAAAGCTCCTTACCCTTTTGCAATGGCCGAAAAGAGACTGAAGGACAGACTCGTTTTAAAATTAATAAACGCTTACGAATATGGTATTTATTCAGATTCAGAAGCAGATAACTTTAAAAAACAATGATAGAGACAAACGTTTTAGAGGTGATACAAGTGGTCTTGCTTTGCCTCACATTAGGAGTTGTAATCGGAACTCAGTTAAATAAAAAATAAATCAAACTATATATTATGAAAAAAAATCACTTAAGTTACTCGGCATTGTGCCAGTTTAAAAAGTCACCTAATCACTTATTGGCTTACTGGAATAAAGAAACAAAAACTACTGATGCAATGCAGTTTGGAACAATAATACATAAGATGTTATTAGAACCAGAAATGTTTGCTGATGAGTTTGCAATCTTTGAAGGTGCAAGAAGAGCTGGTAAACAATGGGTAGAGTTTAAAGAACAGAACGAAGGTAAAACACTAATTAAGCAACAAGAGCTTGACGATGCTAATAAAATAATTAACAACGCTATGTTGCATCCAGTACTTACTGAAATGATGCAAAATAGAATAGATACTGAAATTAAGTTAGAGTGGCAACATAAAGATGTTAATTTTAAAGGCTTTGCAGACCTTCTAACAACATTTAACGGTAGAAAGTGTGTAGTAGATATAAAAACTACTTTTGATGCTGGTAAACGCTTTGAACGTGATTTATACTATAATGATTATAAAATGCAATTAGCAATGTATCAAGACCAATACGATAAAGGTACAGATGCTTACATTGTAGCAATAGAAACTACAACACCATTTAATGTACAGATATATAAATTAGATGATAGTTTATTAGATAAAGGTTGGATGGATTATGATAATTATACAGATAAATTTAAAGAGTGGAATGGTAAACCTCAAGGTTACTCAAGTGATATAGTAGAAGTAAAAACAGAAATAGACGAAATATTATGAAAAAACTTGCAATAATAGGTGGGTTAAGCTTGATGACTGCTGGCACTACAAGTATAGTCTGGCACAAACAAAACTTAAATTTAAATCCTAATACATTTGCAATAGCTACAGGAGGTTTTTTTATAGCAATAGGTATAACATATAAATTTTAATGATAAAAAAAGAATGGCAATGGATGCCAGATTATAAAAACAAATCAAAAACAAAAATTATGAATACAATAAAAATAAATAAAATAACAAAACAATCAACAACTATAAACGAGTTTAAAATAGGTAAGTTTAAAAGTAATTACCCTATTGATAAACTTAAAGAATCTTTAGTTAATAGAGATATAGTTGAAAACCATACACAAACTTTTGAAAATAAAATTAAAGAGTTTGGTTGGTTATCTCCAGTTATAATTGATGACTTAGGTAATATTATTGAAGGTCATCACAGAGTTATTTCAGCAAGTAAGTTAAATTTAAAAACAGTTCCAGTTTATATTGTGAATTGGGTTGACACTAATAATCTTAACGATTACCAAAAATATATAATAAGTTTAAATAATTCTAACAGAAATTGGTCTGCTTTAGATTACTTAAAGAGTTATGCAAGAAACAAGAAGGATTATACATTTGTGTATGAAAAGTATAATAAAACAAAAAATATTTTTTCAGTAGGGAATGTTCTAAATATATTTTTTAATTGTGGTACAAGCAAACAATTTAAATATGGAAATTCTAAAATTAATAATTTAGAATATAGTTTGTATTTATTTGAAAACTTTTTAAGGTTAAAGTCTATATATGGTGGAACTAAATTTCAGGCATTTACAATAAACAGAACTTGCACTTTTGCACATCAAAAATCTATAAGTAATAAAAATATTATGAATTATATTTTTAAGCAGATGGAATCTTTAGCAAAAAATAATAGTCCTCTTTTATCATCAGTTGAAATGATTAGACCTTGGTTAAAAGAACAAGTATCAATATATAAAACAAAGTAATAAACAATAAAAACAAATAACAATGAATAAAAAAGAAGAAACAATATATTGCGGAAGCGGTAAAGTTATGAATGACAAATGGTTAAAAGTCACTATTAATCCAGCTAAACTTGCTGATTACATTCAAGAGTTTAATGGTAATAAGTTTATCAAATTAAATATTAATATAAAAGATGAGCCAGACCAGTACGACAAAAATGTAAGTATTAGTGTTGATACTTGGAAGCCAGATGCAGAAGCACCAAAAGCTGCTGTAAAAGAAACTTCAAATGACTTACCCTTTTAAGTATTATGAAAGAATCAAAAGTCTTGAAAGCATTGGGTTTGACTTCGTCAGATATACAAAATTTATTGATGAGCGGAGTGTCAATGCCAGAAATAGCAAAGAGGTATAAAATTAGTTATATCTCTTTAGTTCAGGCATATAAAATCCAAAAGAAAGATTTCAAGTATATTGATTTTGTACAACCTAAAAAAGAAGTGGAGGGCATTAAAAATATGTCCTTCACCTTTGACAAACTATATACAGAAGAATCACTAAACGAAGATGAGCTGATTGCTTATTATAAGTATGAAGCAAAACACAAAGCATATTATGGAACATAACAGCGATTTTAAATACGATTTACAGCTTGGTTTAAAAGGTGAAAATTTAGTTGCTAAAATGTTATCTAATGAAAAAATAGAAGTTAAAACAGATTTTAAAGCTAAAGATACTGGTAATGTTTTTATTGAATATAAAAGCAGAGGTAGTTCAAGTGGAATATCAACAACTCACGCTGAATGGTTTTGTTTTGTTTTGTCAAATGAAAATATAATATTTGTTAAAACTACTAAATTAAAAAACTTATGTAGAGAATATTTAAATACAAATAGAGATATAAAAGGTGGAGATGAAGACACATCTAACGGAATATTATTACCAATCAAACAATTAATCAAATTATGAAAGAATTACCATACTTTAAATTTTATCCTAACCAATGGATTACTGGCAGTATATCATTTATGGACTTAGATGTTCAAGGTGCATTTATGAAAGTTTGCTGCTACTACTGGAGCAAAGAATGTAAAGTTTCAAAAAAGCAAATTAAAACATTAATACCTAAACAATGGAGTGCATTATTAGATGCTGAGTTGTTTAAGATAGAAGAGGAAACTATTAGCATTAAATGGTTAGATGAACAACACCAGCAACGTTTATTAGAACACAAGCGAAATGTTAGCAACGGAAAGAAGGGTGGCTTAAGCAGGGCTCAAGCATTAAGAAAAGAAAAGAAAAGAAAAGATAATTACGCAAATGATAATTTATTAAAAGTAAATGATGAAGTGCAAAAACTTCTTGACCAATGATATTAGAAGATAAAGCCACAGTACCATATTTAAAAGCATTTAAAGAAGGTAGAATTAAAAAAGGTGTTGGCATTGGTTGTTTATTAGATGATTACTTTCTTTATAAGAATGGTAACTTCAATATGTTTCTTGGTTTAGATAATGTAGGTAAAACTAATTACATATTATGGTACTTAACCGCACTAAGTAAAATACACGGTAAGAAATGGTGCATTTGGTCAGGTGAAAATAACGCTGGACAATTGAAGCGTGATATAATACAAATGTGGACAGGTGAAACAATTAAAGATTTAAACGAATATTTATTTTACCACGATGAAATAAGTAAGTATTTTAAATTTATTGATAATAGAAAACTTTACAATCATAAAGAACTATTAAAGATATTTGAAGCAGAAGATTGTGATGGTTGTTTTATTGACCCATACACAGGTATAAACCACGATAGAAGAATTTCACAATTTGAAAGAAATTATCAAGTTTGTAATGATGTTAGAGAGTTTTGCAACAAAACAGGTAAAACAATGTTTATTGCAATGCATCCACAAACAGAAGCTGCAAGAAGAGTTTATCCACCAGACCATCAATTAAATGGACATATACAACCACCAAGAAAAGCTGATTGTGAAGGTGGCCAAGTGTTTCCAAATAGAGTAGATAACTTTATTTGTTTACATAGATTAATTTCACACGATAAACTTTGGATGATGACAGAAGTACACGTGTATAAAATAAAAGATAAAGAAACAGGCGGTAAACCAACAATGTTAGGTGAACCACTAAGGTTTGATTACAATGGTGGACTTGGTTTTACAATTGGTGGTAATAATGTACTAAAACAAAAACAATGAAATACAAATATGAAAACATAGAAGAGTTTACAGGATTTAAAAGCTGGACTGATAAACGAAAAATAGATAAACTTTTAGAAATAGATTGTTCGCTTTATGCACATTTAGGAACAGACTCTACTAAAGCAGAAAAAGAAGATGTTAAAAGGAAAAGCGTAGAGATATACAGAACTATTAAAAAGATAGACAAAGAATTAGGAGATGAGTTTTTATTAACTATGAATTTAAAACAATGAATATTACTAACGAAGATAATATGGAGCTAATGGCAAGGTATGAAGATAACCATTTTGACTTGGCTATTGTAGACCCTCCTTATGGTTTAGGAATATCTAATTACGAAACTTTAGGAAATAAAAATATGGTTGCTAAAAATTCATTTTTAAAAAAACCTATAAAACCTAAAACCTATAAAACATCTGAATGGGATAATAAAACACCTACAAAAGAATATTTTAGAGAATTAAAAAGAGTTAGTAAAAATCAAATTATATGGGGTGTTAATTATTTTGATGGAATGGGATTAAATGGTGGTAGATTGTTTTGGGATAAAATAGGGACTGGCAACTATTCAAGAGGTGAAATAGCATATATAAGTTTTGTTAAAAGAGTTGAGTATCATCAATTTAGATGGTGCGGAATGTTGCAGGGAGATATGAAAAACAAAGAAGATAGAATCCATCCAACTCAAAAACCTGTTAAATTATATGAATGGCTATTAATGAACTATGCTAAAGAAGGAGATAAAATATTAGATACTCATTTAGGTTCTGGAAGCATAGCAATAGCTTGTCACAACTTAAAATATGATTTAACTGCTTGTGAACTTGATGAAGATTATTATAACTCAGCAATAAAAAGAATAGAACAACATAAACAACAAATAAGAATGTTTTAAGATGACAGATTTAGATTATACAATTACAAAGAACAAATTAGAAATATTGCTTTTAAAGGCTCAAGAAGGCTTAAAGGTGGGTAAGGTAACACAAAGCAAATTGGATGCAGTAGAGACGCTGCAAAGTAGCTTAAAGTGTATGATAGAACTAAGAAGCACAATAGATGAAATAAATAAAAAGCAATTATTATTAACAATGCAAAATGTAAAAGCATATCAAGAAACTGCAGAACTTAAGAAAAAATTTAATACATTTAAAAAATGAACGGATTATTAGCATTAATTATTACAACACATTTAATCAGTTTTATAGCTGGTTCTGTTATAGCATATTTATTTTACAATGAGTAAAAAAAGGGGTTTAAATGAATACAGACAAACAAAAGACAACTACTATGTTAGTAGTGATACTCCTGTTGAATATAGCATTAATTTTTTGTGTAGGTTATATCCTAATGACGCTGAACTTGGAGCAATAATAAGAAAACACTTTCAAAAATTATGAGTTTAAATGCAAATCAAAAAGGTAAAAGGTTCGAGCTGAAAATTTCAAAAGATTTAGCTAAACGTTTTAAAACAGATATAAAAAGGACACCCAATTCAGGCGGCCTCAGCTTTAAAGGTGATATTTTAACTACAACTGGTATACTATCTGAATATAGCTGGGAATGTAAAAACCAAGAAAAGCTAAACATCTGGAAAGCATTAGAGCAAAGCAAAGGCGATGCAAGAGGAACTTTAAAAACTCCTGTTGTTGTATTTACTAAAAACTTTGAAGATGATTACATTGCTTTAAAGTATGATGACTTTGTAAATATATTACTTGAGTTAGATGAATTCAGAAGTAGATAACATACTACAAATATTAGTAAGAGATGAAGCTACTTGGTTAAGTATGGCTGAAGAAATAAGCAGCAACAGTAAAGTACCAGCAAAAGATTTACTACACGACTTTTACATTGCTTTACATAGTAAAATTTATAACGGAAAAGTAAAAATTAATGACATTCTATATAACGATTCTTTAAATAAAGCGTTTATATATAAGATGATGCACAATATATTCATTGATACAATAAGAGTAGACAAAGAAATACTAATTGAAAAAGATTTAAAAAACATTATTGAGGCTGACAACGATAGCTATGTAGATATAGAAAAAATGGTTGACGATATAGTTGACGAATTTTACTGGTTTGATAAAAAGCTATTTAATTTATATAGAAAGAAGTTCCACAGCATTAGAAAACTATCAGCAGCAACCAACATATCTCACGTTGTAGTATGGAGAACAATAAACAATTGTATTAAAGAAATAAAAAAAAAGATTAATGAAGACTGTTAATAGCATATCGGGAGGCAAAACCTCAGCTTACATAGCAGCTAATTACAAAGCTGACTATAATGTATTTAGTTTAGTTAGAACTGATGACAAAAATTGTATCTATCCAGATGCAAAAGTTAGGCAGTTGGTATCTGATAAATTAGGAACTGAATTTATAGGCACTTTAGAAGATGATGTTATCATTAATACAATATTAGATTTAGAGCAGTTTATAGGTCAGGAAATACATTGGGTAACTGGTAAGACATTTGATAAATTAATAACTAATAAAAAAAATTATCTACCAAATAAAATTGCAAGATACTGCACCACAGAACTAAAAACAATGCCTGTTTTATATTGGATGTATGATGTAATTAAAGAACCAGTTATAATGCGTTTTGGTTATAGAGCTAATGAAACTAATCGAGCTAAAACTATGTTAAGCAAAACAGATGAAGAAGGTTACACAAAAGTAAAAGCAACATTTAGTAAATTAAAAGATGGTAGAAACAGTTGGCAAGAAATGAGATATTGTCAACCAGAATTTCCATTAATAAATGATAATATTTACAAAGA